ATTCACTTATGGATAAGGTTAAGCGGTTTGTGTGTAAAACAATAGGCCATAAACCATTTGAAACATGGTATTTTAATGGATTTGCGTATCATTCATGCAAAAGATGTAAGGAGGTTTACCATGATATATCAGTTTGAACATGGGGAAACAACCAGTTGTGAATGGTGTGATGGTGAAGAACACTGTATTTCTAAGGCAAGATGGACACGGTTGTTGATGAGGGGAAAAACCATTACAGCTAGTGGCGATGAAAACGCATCTGTTGAAATCAACTTCTGCCCCAACTGCGGAAGGAGGCTGGGGGATGATAACCGTTGAAAACTTTAGCCCTACCAACAGGGAGAAGGTGATAGGAGATAGCCTGTATCGGATATGCCAATTCGATTATTTCGGCACTTGGTACATCTTCGAGGTTTACACAACAACAGGAGGCGCATTCGCAACAGCGCGAAGTTATGCTCGTCACGACCCGAAAGAAGTCATTGATGCCTTTAACAGCATCACGACAGAAAGGGCGCTAACAGGGGAGGCCCAACCATGACTGACCTCACCTCCGCCCGGACCTACCTGGAACAGTACCAAGCCGCCATGCGTGACCTGGACTACTACGCCAGCCGGATAGAATCACTCGAAGCCCGGATCATGCGTGGGTCATCCGCTCCGGACCAGCACGCAGGTTGGACCGGTGAGTACACGGGCAGGGCCAAGGACGGCAGGGGCTGGATCGTGACCCAGGACGCATCCGAGCTGGTCAAGGCATGGCGGGTGATGGCGATACCGAAAGCCAGCCAGGGCACGCACGATCCGAAAGCAGGCGAGCGGTTACTGGTCGCACTGGCGGACCAGCAGATCGAGTACGAGGTCAAGGCCATGGATGCAGCTGTGCTGTGCCGGGAGATTGAGGAGTCGATAGATCGGTACACGACGGGCACGTACGCATTAGCCCTGAAGTATCGCTACATCGAGGGGCTGACCTATGACCTGGTGGGTGACAAGCTGGACTACTCAAACTCACACATCAGGCGGATCCTCGACCTTGCCCTGGAAGAATACGCAACTCGGTCAGAAATGGACACCTATGCGCATAAATGAGCCTGTCAACCCCTGTTATCATATAGGGTGAAAAGGTGGCTAATGCCACAGCAATATCAAAGAGGCGGCCCAACGGCTGCCTTTTTGTTTGTCCGAACCCCTGCGTATAGGCCCTGCGTGCCCGGCCGTTACAACCCAGCACATACAGCCAGAGAAAGGACCCTGCCCATGAGCCCCCGTCCAAGCCCCCGGTCTAACCCCCGGCCCGGAGATTTCTATCGCTCCCGCGCTTGGAGGTTTATCAGGCAAAAAGTCCTGGAAGAATACCATTACGAATGCCAGGCGTGTAAAGCGCAAGGCAAATACACCCCAGCTACCCTGGTGCATCATGAGCTCCCCCTCCAGGATTATCCAGAGTATGGGCTGACACCCCAACTCCCCGACGGCTCACAGCAGTTGATTCCATTGTGCTTTGACTGTCATGAGCAGATCGAGGCCGAGCGCGGGAACCGTCCGGGCCAGGCCGAGCCTTTGACGGAGGAGTGGTGGTGATGGAGGCCCCGGGTTCGCAGATCCGCGAAAAAGTTTAGGGGGCGTTTGTCGGGAGGGGTACACGACAAAACAAGCACGCTCGCGCTAGTGTTTTTTGGAAAAAGGAGGAACCAGAGACATGGAAATCATTAACAAAAAAGTTGACGAGTTGATCCCTTACGCAAACAATCCGAGGGTCAATGACCATGCAGTCCCAGCTGTGGCGAGGTCGATTGAGGAGTTTGGGTTCAAGGTCCCGGTGGTGATTGATCGGGATAATGTCATCGTTGCCGGTCATACCCGGATTAAGGCGGCAAAACAGCTGGGGCTTGAAACAGTGCCATGTATTGTCGCGGATGATTTAACGCCGGACCAAATACGAGCTTTCCGGCTAGCCGATAACAAGACGGGCGAGCTGGCGGACTGGGATAGCTCAATGCTGCAGATAGAATTGGGTGATCTATTGGCGGTGGGGTTTGAGCTTGAGTTGGTGGACTTCGGTTTTGATGTAGGTAGCGCTGTGAAGTTAGAGGTGGAGGAGGACGACTACACTGAAGTCCTTCCATCGGAGCCGCGCACTAAGTATGGCGATATGTACCGGCTCGGCAGGCACTTTTTGTTGTGTGGGGACAGCACGGAAACCGACAGTGTTAACCGCCTAATGGGGACGGCGCGCGTTGATCTGTTTATAACCGACCCACCATATAATGTCGATTACGTCGGAAAAACAGAAGACTCCCTAACAATTGCGAACGACTCAATGAGTGATGGTGAATATAGGGATTTTCTGGTTGAAGCGTTTGCCGCTGCGGACTCGGTCATGAAGCCGGGTGCGTGCTTTTACATTTGGCATGCAGACACGACTTCATATATCGTGCGGGGAGCCTGCAACGATGTCGGCTGGCCTGTGCGGCAGTGTTTGATTTGGAATAAGAACGCGATGGTGTTGGGTCGCCAAGATTACCACTGGAAGCATGAACCATGTTTGTACGGATGGAAGCCAGGGGGGGGGCATTTATGGGCGAGCGATCGGCGACAAACAACAATGCTTGAATTTGACCGGCCAACACGAAGCAAAGACCATCCCACCATGAAACCTGTCCGCATGTTTGACTACCAGGTCCAAAACAACACAAAAAAAGGAGACATTGTATTGGATTCATTTGGCGGCTCAGGCACCACTTTAATTGCTTGTGAGCAAAATGGCAGAACGTGTTACATGATGGAACTTGACCCTCGCTATGTCGATGTTGTTGTGGCCCGATGGGAGACGTTGACAGGACAACAGGCAGTGCTTCTTGATCGAGACGGAGGTGACGCATGATCTTCACGAGTGAGCAAGTTAGCGCTGGGCACCCAGACAAGATCTGTGACCAGATATCAGATGCAATCGTAACCGAATGTCTGCGACAAGACAAGGCTTCGAGGGTGGCAATTGAAGCATTAATTAAGGGCAGATCGGTTGTGGTCGCGGGAGAGGTCACGACTACTGCGAAAATTAATATAAACGCGCTAATACAGCAAGCCATAAGTCGATCGGGGACAGAGGGTTGGGAGGAGTTCGTCGTGACGAGTCTGGTGTCAACGCAGAGCCCAGACATTGCGCAAGGAGTGGCTATTGGTGGTGCTGGTGACCAGGGGATGATGTTTGGCTATGCGACAGACGAAACGCCGGAGATGCTTCCGATCCCATTTGTTCTTGCAACAGATGTGCTAATCGCTCTGAGGTCGCTTTCGCACCCATACTTAAAGGCCGACGCCAAATCTCAAGTCACATATGATTACAAGAAGGAGCGAATTGAGACATTCCTGGTGTCCTCTCAACACTCCGACGAAGTTTCGTCACGCGATCTTTACGGGATTATCGCCCCGATTATGCGCGAAACAGCTGTTTCGCGTGGATTCAATGATGACTTTAAAGTTCTTGTAAATCCTACAGGACGGTTTGTTCTTGGAGGCCCTGATGCAGACGCAGGTGTGACAGGGAGAAAGATAGTAGCAGACACATACGGCGGTATGTGTCGTCACGGTGGGGGAGCCTTCTCGGGGAAAGACCCATCAAAGGTGGATAGATCTGCCGCTTACATGGCGCGACAAATAGCAAGAGATGTGGTGACAGCCGGTTATTCAAGCAAGTGCGAAGTTCAGCTGAGTTATGCCATAGGTGTAGCAGAGCCAGTAAGTGTCCGTGTGGACTGTTTGGGGACGGCGCGCGCAAAACCCAAGGACGTTATAAGGGCTGCGAGGAAATACGATTTGACGCCAAAGGGGATTATAACGGAGCTTGGCCTGCTAGAGGTTGATTACAACAAAGTCAGCGCTTATGGGCATTTTGGTAAGCCCCTCCTGCCTTGGGAAAAATGACGCACTGGCCATTAAGAAAGGAGCAAGAGATGAACAATAAAACAATTGATCTCAACAAAAAGGCAATGGAGCTGCTTGAACTAGCTCAGTCGGCAGGAGTAGAGCAGAACTACTTATTTTTGACGACATTCGCCAGGTATCAGCGGCAGATCAAGATCCTTTCTGACTTGGAGGATGAAATCAAAAACTCAAGCACTGTTGTCACAAAAGAATATGTCAAGGGACGTAAGAACATCTATGTGCACCCGGCTATAACCGAGTACAACAAAACGGCTGATTGCGCCAACCGGACAGCATCAACCCTTATGAAGGTTATCGTCAGCCTTGAGGGCAAGGCCCTGGCTCCTGCCAGCGACGAGCTGTAATGGTGAGAGGTTATGAACATTCAAGTGGGCGTGACCACAACCGGCTGCCCACAGATTGACGAGTATGCGACGGAGATCTTGTCCGGCCGGATCCCCGCCAGCAAGAAACTGAAAGAGTGTGTCCGGTATATCCTCCGGAGGGTGACTGACAAGGCGGTCCGGATTGACCAGGCGAAGATCGACCGGGCGCAGGAGCTGATTGAGAAGTACTTCCCGTTCGAGTTCTTCGACTGGGAGCGGTTTGTCCTGGCGTTGGTTCATTGCTATGTCGGAGATGAGGTGCTGTTTCGGAAGTTCCTGATCGTGATGGGGACCGGGAACGGCAAGAACGGGTTCATCTCGGCGCTGACCTGGTATTTTACGACGCCGGACCACGGCGTACCGGGATATAACGTCGATATCGTGGCCAACTCGGAAGAACAGGCCAAGACGAGTTTTACGGAAATCCATGACATGCTGTCGGTTCATGAGTCGATCATGAAAGGGCATTTTTACTGGTCCAAGACAATGATCGAGAACAGGCGCACTAAATCTTACATCCAGTACAACACCTCCAACGCTCGGACTAGGGCGGGCAAGCGTGCCGCCTGTCTGGTCTATGACGAGGTGTTTGGATATGAGACCTACGACGTCATTAACGAATATCAGGCGTCGTTCGGGAAGCGGCCACATTCAAGGATTTTCATGATCACGTCCCAGGGCAACGTCCGGGACGGTGTTTTGGACAACGAGCTGAAAATAGCGGATGCCGTTATGGCTGGCGAGAACGATGACCTCCGGGTCTGCCCCCTGATTTACGGGGTCGAGACAGAGGATGAGGCGCTGGATCCCGAAATGTGGATCAAGGCCAATCCATCATTGCCGTCGTTGCGGTCCTTGCAGGTGGCTATCCAGACGGACTTCGCAGAGATCAAGTTCAACTCGAAGACGGAAGAGATGTTTTACACGAAAAGAATGAACTGGCCAAAGATGGACCGCGAGCTGGCCGTGGCCACACATGACGAGCTGAGACATGCGTCACGCCCGATCGAGGTCGACCTCATCGGCAAGGATTGTGTGGCTGGCCTTGACTATGCGCTTTTGTCGGACATGGCATCGGTCGGGTTACTGTTCCGGGACGGAGACGAACGGATCTGGATCCAGCACTCATGGATCTGCCGCCAGTCCTGTGACTGGGATCGCATTAAGGCTCCGCTTGAAGTTTGGGCGGATGAAGGAGACCTGACAATCGTTGACGACGTGCAGATCAATCCTTACTTAATTACCAACTGGCTGAAAGACGCCATGAAGAAATACAACGTGTTGAGGCTAGGCCTCGACCTTGCCCGCTACGCATTGATGCGTGAGGTCCTGGGCGAGATTGGTTTTGACAGTGACCGGAAAACCGGAAACATGCAGACGATCAGGCCATTGCAGATCGTGAGTGTGTCGCCGGTGATTGAGAGTTGGTTCAGGACCGGCGTGCTTCGGTGGGGCGACATCGCCCTCATGCGCTGGGCCGCCAACAACACGAAACGGGTCCGGATGGCAGCGGCAGGCGCGTCCGGGAATTACAAGTACGACAAGATCGAGCCCAGGAGCCGGAAGAACGATCCGTTCATGGCTCTGGTGCATGCGGCGGTCTTGGACGAGGAACTGACCCCAGCCACTGTCGGCTGGATATTTGATTTGCCGGCGGCGGTCGGGTAAGGAGAGTGATTATGGCAAGTATCTGGGACAAGCTCCGGGAACTGTTTGGGGGTGGCACGCAAGACCTCGGTCCTGTGACCCTCCAGCTATTGCAAGCCTGGGGGGAAGCTGCGTCCGAATACAAGGTGAGGGACCTGGCATTCCAGACGGCTGTGGGTAAGATTGCCCGGTCGCTGGCGAAATGCGAGGTGAAGACATTTGTCAAAGGGGAGGAACGGAAGGACGCGGACTATTACCGGCTAAACGTTGCTCCGAACATGAACCAGAATGCCAACGCCTGGATGCAGAAGCTGGTGGCCCGGCTCCTTGAGGACAACGAAGCGCTAGTGATCGAGGTGAACGGCAACCTGCTTATTGCGGACAAGTTCGATAAGCAAATATTCGCAATGAAGCCATGGGAGTTCTCTGCCGTTGAGTCGGATGAATACACATTCCGCGAGCGCTACACGATGAACGATGCGATGTACTTCCGGCTGAACAACTCCAACATCAAGACACTGGTTGACGGCGTGAACGCCAGTTACAGCAAGATGTTGGGTGCGGCCATGGAAGTCCATCAATACGCCGGAGGTGTCAAGGGCGTACTCGGCATGCAGGGTATGAAAGCCGGCTCCGAAGAAGAACGGAAGGTTGCGGCCGACATCCTTGAGAACCGAATGCGCCCGTTGTGGGAAAACCGGAATGCCGTCGTTGCTCTGCCCCAGGGGTTTAATTATCAAGACCTCATGAAGGACAAGGGCTGGGAAACGACACGGGACTACCGGGCCATGATTGACGACATCTACGACCTGACGGCTTCGGCGTTCGGGATCCCGCCTGTCCTGCTGAAGGGGCAGACGGTTGATATCGGCGAGGTCTTGGATATGTACCTGACGGATTGCATTGAACCGTTGGCCGGGCTGATCCAGACCGAGATGACGCGGTACCACTACGGTAGAAAAGATGTGATGAACGGCGCACGAATTGAGGTGGACACCTCCCGGATTAAGCACTTCGACTTATTTGAAGCGGCTGGATCGATCGAGAAGCTGATCGGGTCCGGGGTGTTGACGATAAACGAAATGCGGGAACGGCTTGGTTACAAGCTGACAGATGACGAGGTAGGCGACAAGCACCTGATTACGAAAAACTTCGGCACGGCCGAGGACGTCGCTGGAGAGGGTGCTGGCAATAACGAAGATGGAGGTGGCCGATGAAAATACGGCAACAAATGACGCGTGACGAAAGCGGCCGCGTCCTGCAACAGGTGATGGATGTCAAGCAGTCCGGTGATGCGCTTGAGATCTACATCTACGACGACATTGAGCCAGATGGTCATGACTGGTGGAGTGGCGAGACGATCGAGTCCGACACCAGTGCCAGGGCGATCGGCGCAATACTGGAACAGAACGCCGACGTGAAAGAGATCCGGATGTACGTGAACTCGAGGGGCGGGTCGGTCCTGGAAGCGATGGGGATCCGAGCGCATCTGCTCCGACATGGTGCGGAGAAGAAGACCGCATACGTTGATGGATGGGCTGCGAGTGCGGCCTCTTTCATATTGACGGCGTGCGACGAGATCGTGATGCTCCACGGATCCATGCAGATGCTCCACGCCATGTGGGCGATCGTGGCCGGCAACGCTGACCAGCTCCGCAAGGCTGCCGATGACCTGGACCGGATGATGGCCGGCAATCGGCAGATCTACCTGGAGCGGTCCGGCGACAAGCTGACCGAGGACGAGCTGATCCAGATCATGGATGCGGAAACCTGGTTGACGGCGGATGAGTGCATCCAGTACGGTCTGGCCGACCGGATCATGGCATCGAAGGACTACCAGGCAGAGAGACAGGCGGCACGGGTTGCGGACCCAGTGCAGGAGGTTGAGGACCCCGAGCAGGTCGCGGACCTGCCAGACCCGGAAGGACCGGATCAGCCCGAGGAGCCGGCGGAGGACGTTGTCGCGGATGACGAGCCTGACCCGGACGATGATATATGCCAGAAGGTGCCCGACCGGGTGCCGGATATTTTTGCGGCCCTGCTTGGGGCAAGAGAAAGGACAATAAAAGATGCTTAAAAACAAATCGCTGGATCTCCAGCAAGAAGAACGCCGGGGTGTGTTCGACGCGGCCATGGCTGCCATCCGTGAGGGAGAGAACACCGAAGAGGCGCAGGAACAGCTGTTCGAATATTTCGAACTGGCACAGAAGCAGGCGACTGATCAGGTTTCCGCCATGATCAAAATGCAGGATAACGACATTATCCGTGCCAGGGGCGGACGGGTCCAGACCACCGAAGAGAGGGAATACTTCCAGAAGGTGATCGACGTTCTGCAGGAGGGTGACCCGAGAGAGATCACCGGCATCGGCGTGACGATCCCTACCACGATCATCGATACTGTTTTCGAGAACCTGGCCCAGGAGTATCCGATCCTGAACTATGTCGATATGATGTTCGTCAAAGAGAACATCCGCCTGGTCTACAACAAACTTGGCCCGCAGACTGCAAGCTGGGGTGCGTTGTGCGCAACAATCTCTAAAGAGATCACGCCCGCATTGGGAGCGATCGAGGCTGGGAAGTATGCGCTGTCAGCCTATATTTATCTTTGCAAAGACATGCTGAAACTGGGTCCGGAATGGCTTGATCGTTATGTCCGGGTTATCCTGACCGACGCTCTGGCCGCCGGCCTGGAAAATGGTATCATCAACGGCAACGGGCTGAATCAGCCTATCGGTATGCTCTACGATCTGGAAGCCTACAAAGCTGACGGAACCCTGCAGAAGAAGACCGCTGCAGAGCTCAAATCGTTCTCGATCGAGGACCTGGGTGCGGTGCTTGACACCCTGAAGACGGATGTCGCCGGGCGTCGCCGGAGGATTGGCGTTCCGTTCCTGGCGTACAGCATCCTGGACGAAGCACAGGTCCTCTCTGCCCGCAAGGTGCTGGGCCCTTACGGCTACATCGACGTTGTTCCCTACGAGCTCGAGTTCGTGCCCGTTGCTTCCCTGGCTACCGGGGAGGCCGTCCTCGGCATCCGCAACCAGTACTTGGTTACGGTTGCTGGAAACCCTGACGGGGAGCTCGAGTACTCCGACGAGTACAAGTTCCTCGAAAAGAACCGCACCTACACGATTAACCTTTTGGCTAATGGGATTCCGAAGGATGACAACGCTTTTGTCCGTCTGGACGTGAGCGATCTGGCTCCCTTCCTGCCCTTGGGTGACGGCGGATTCGGTCCGGATCACGTTTATAAGGTTGCGATCCAGCAGGGTGAAGACGATGCCCTAGTGATTGAAGGTGCCGTAACTGTCGCAAACGTTGAGGATGGAGCACTTGATGTTGTTGTTGGTAACACAGACGAGAACCCGATCCCGACCACAGTTGTGACCGACACTGAGGGCGCATAAAGGAGGCATTAAATGGCCTACAAAGTAATTAAGCAGTTCCGTGATTTGAAGGATGATCGCCGGCTCTACCGGGTCGGCGACATCTATCCGAGGGCTGGTCTGTCGCCTACCAAGGCGCGGATCAGCGAGTTGTCCGGCAAGAAAAACAAGCTGGGCGTGCCCCTGATCAAGGAACTGAAAGAAGAAAAGCCCGCACCGAAGAAGGCGGCAGAAAAGAAGGAATAGCGAGGTGCTGTCATGACTAAACCTCCCAAAGACAAGGCCGGGCAAATGCTGAGCGTGATCAAGGCCAGTCTCTACTACGACTGGTCGGATCCGACCACCGACGGACGACTAAAGGACATGATCCGGGACGGGATCCGCTACCTTGAGAGGTTCGCGGCCGGGAACGTTCTGACGTTCGGCGAGGGTACGGACGAGCGTCGGCTGCTGAAAGCCTATTGCTTGTATGCGGACTCAAACCGGTTGGATGCCTTTATTGAGGAATATCTGCCGGAACTGAACACGTTCCAGCTTCAGCAGGACGTGGCTGCATACGAGGCCAGACAGGAGCAGGACCATGAGCCGGCGGGTGGATAAAGCGCCTGCCTTGCGTGACGGGCTGATGCGGGTCTTTAAGGTGACCAACATCGCACAGCCAGGCGAGATGCCGAAGCAGGGGCTTCGGTTTTTTTGTCGGCTGGCATACCTGGAGCGCACGGTCGGGATGTCCCGATACTGGACGGCCCAGCAGGCGTCGGCTGACATCAGCCTCCTGCTACGGACGCACCGGCGCCGGGACGTGACGACGCACCATGTCGTGATCCTGCGAGACGGCGAGCAGTACAACATCCGGCAGATCCAGTATCCGTCGGAGGTGAGACCGCCTGTCATGGACCTGTCTTTGGAGCGACGTGCTGATAAGTACGACGTGGAGGAGGTGGGTTCATGACGCTTGACGAACTAAAAACGTTACTCCTCACGATCGACCCGTCCCTGACCAAATGGATCTGGGATGGGTCGGCGGGAAGCTACACGGTCTGGAGCCCGCATCATCGGACAACGCTGATGACGGACGACGAGCCGGAGCGGGTGACTGTCAAGGTCACGATCGACCGGTGGACCAAGGATCCGTCCGATACGGTCCATGCCCAGATCCTGCAAGCGCTGGAGGAGCGCTATATCCCGACCGATGAGATGCTCACGGTCTTTGACGACGAAACGGGCTATTTCCGTTACATCATCGAGTGCTATGTGACGGATCCCATGCCCGACGCCGAGCCGGAGGAGCCGGAGGAAGAACAAGACGACCCGGAAGATCCACCGGGCCCGGCAGATTGAGAAAGGAAAATTAAATGACTTATGTAGGAAAACCTATCGGGTTGCGGAACCTGACCTGGTTCCCGCTCACAGCGGACCCTGAGACGGACACATCTTCCCCTGATGTCGGGAAAGTGACCTATGGCACGGCCCAGCCCCTGTCAAGGGTGATTGAGGCCACGCTGTCGCCCCAGTTTGCGGAGGCGCTACTGGAATCAGATGACAGTGTCGAGGATGACATCAGGCTGGCCTCCAGCTATGAAGTCACGATTAACGCGTCCCAGCTGACGGACGAGATCCGGGCCCAGCTGATGGGCCACATATACGACGACGACGGCGGGTCGCTGTTCAAGCAGACCGACACACCGGAGGTCGGTGCGCTGGCCTTCCGCGCGCTCCTGTCTAAGCAGTCCGGAGAAGATGACATGTATGTGCATGTCGTCCTCTACAAGGGTCGCTTCCAAGAGTTCGAGGAAACCTTCAAGTCCGTCGAAAAGGGCAGCATCACGCTCCAGACCCACAGCGGGCTGCGTGGGACCTTTGTGCCGCGTGCCGCTGACGGTGCGATCATGTACCGCTTGCGCGGTGATGAGGTGGCAGATGAGACCGCTGCAAAAGCCAAGATCACCAACTGGTTCACGGCCCCGCAAGAAGTCGGGACGGTAACTGATGCAACCTAAACAATTAGACCGAGGGCCGGATCACACCGGCCCTCATCGTTTGGAGGGCTTACATGGACCGATTGAAGCCGTATGTGAACCTGATTAACCTCGAGCACATGCGTGAGCTGGCCTGGTGCCATGACGCCATGGCAGAGGCCATGACCTGTTACCGGCATTTTACGGGCAAGCGGGTCACCTTTGAGCAGATGATCGAGGCCCGGATCACACCGGAAGGATGCAAGGCGTTAGTCTATGGGGCCATGACCGCCCATACGCCGATCACGCTGGCGGAGTTCATGGATCTTTATGACGACACCAGGCGGGGCGAGTATTCGCTGGCAGTCCTGGACGGGGTGGCCAACTACTGGCTGGAGAGCAAACCCGAGCCGGTCTGGGATGACCTGGACCTGCTATATCCCGACACACAAAAAGAAAAGAAGCCCCAGGGTCCGTTCTTCTTCCTGCCGCTCCAACTGGAGCTGATGACGGCCGGGTTCAGCCTGGCGGATGTCGGGCGGCTGACCATGCGAAACACGGAACTGATCTTGCAAGAGATCCGGGGCGTGGTCGAAGCGGATATGAGCTGGCTGGAGACATCAGGCGTGACGAAGGGGTGATGACATGGCGAAGTGTCGGGTCGAGGGCCTGGACGAACTGATCGACGACATGGCCCGCCTGTGGGACCAGGCTGAGCATGTGTTTGACGAAATGCTGGAGCTGGGCGCCGAGGAGGTCAAGGAAGCCTGGAAAGCATCCGCCGAACAACACGGCCACAAGCAGACCGGCGAGATGATTGCGGCCATTGATTACACGAAACGGCCCAGCATGCCGGGTGGATTGAAAACAGCGCACATCTACCCCCAGGGCAAGGATAGCCGCGGGATCCGGTTGGCGGCCAAGGCGTTTTGGCGACACTACGGAACCAACCGCAAGCCAGGCACCTACTGGGTGGACACGGCTGACCAAAAAGCAGCCGAGCGCGTGCCGCCTTTGCTTATGGAGCGGTGGCGGCGTTACTTGAAAGGACAATAACCGGACATGGCGGATAAAGAATCAACGATCAAGACTATATTCGCCCTAGACGGCGAGACCAAATACAGAGACGCGATCAAGGACATCAACCGTGAGCAGTCAGGCTTGCGAGCAGAGATGTCCAAGATCGACGCGGCATATAAGATCAACGGCGACCGCGTTCAATACAACAAGGACAAGGTCGAGGTCCTCAACAAACAGGTTGACCTGCAAAAGCGTCGGGTGGACGAGACCCGAAACGCTATGGAGCAGGCGTCAAAGGTCTATGGGGAAAACTCCGAGGAGGCCCAAAAGTACCGGACGCAGCTGACACGGGCCGAGACCGGGTTGATGAAGCTGGAGGAAGAACTCCGCAAGTCGACCGAGGAATTGAAGAAGCAGGAGACCGCCCTCTACCAGGCTGGACAGTCTGCGATCGAGACCGGCGAGAAGTGGCAGTCGACCGGCGAGAAGATGGGCCAGGCCGGGATGGCCATGACCAAGGGCGTGACTGCCCCACTGGCGGCGATCGCGGCGGCATCGACTGCGGCCTTCATCGAGGTCGACCAGAGCCTGGACGATATTGTCAAGGCGACTGGTGCGACCGGGGCCGAGCTGGAGAACCTGCACCAGGTCTGGGAGAACGTGGTCACCACCATGCCGATCGACCTGGCCGCGGCGTCGGATGCCGTGGGCGAACTGAATACCCAGTTTGGGACCTTTGGCGATGAGCTGGAGGACCAGACCAGGCTGACGGTCCAGTTTGCCGAGATCACTGGTCAGGATGTGGTCGGGGCGGTCCAAGGTGCCAAGAAGGCAATCGAGCTGTTCGGGCTTGAAACCGAGGACTATGGCCGGGTGTTGGACATCGTGGCCAAGGCCGGTCAAGACACGGGCGTATCGGTTGATAAGATCTGGGATGCCGTCAAGCGTGGTGCGCCCGCCCTGAAAGAACTCGACCTGGATGTCGAGGAGTCCGTCCTGCTCCTGTCACAGCTGGAGCAGTCCGGCCTGGATGCCAATAAGGCGATCGGCTACCTGGGCAGAGCAGAGGCGACGCTGGCCAAAGATGGTGTGTCCCTGGCAGAGGGCCTGCGCGAGTTTGGCGAGGTGGTCGAATCAAGCGCCAGCCACACAGATAAGCTGGCCCAGGCCAGTGAGTTGTTCGGCACACGCGGCGCTGTTTTTATGTTAGAGGCGGCCCAGCAGGGTGCCTTGGACTTTGAGGCCCTGGCCGATGCGGCTGGAGGTGCGGCCGGAACGGTCGAGAGCACCTTTGAGGCAACCCTGGATCCGATTGATGGGTTCAAGACGGCGATGAATAACGCCAAGATCGCGGGGGCAGAGCTGTCGACTGCGATCCAGACAGCGGCCGCTCCTATGATTGAGGGTCTGGTCGGGGTCCTTCAAGGGGCCGTGACTAAGTTCAAAGAGTTACCGCCAGAAACCCAGGAGTTTATTGTCAAGATCGGCGCTTTAATCGGTGCGATCGGACCGCTCCTGATTATTGGCGGCAAGCTCACAAGCTGGGTCGGTGACCTGACAACTGGATGGGGCAATCTCCTGACCAAGATGGCCGGCTCCGAGGGCATCCTGTCCGGCGTCATTGAAAAGTTTGGCGCTGGTGGAACCCTGGGTCTTGCGGGAGCTGCTGTTGCGGCGGCCGGTGCCATCTACCTGATCGTCAAAGAGCTGACGGCGATCGACCCGGCTTTGAAGGCGGCCAGGGAAGCCATGGAGAAGGCCGACAAGTCAGCCAAGGAAGCGTCGGACAGCTTCACGGCCCAGGCTAACCAGATCGAGCGCTACCGGGATGAGCTGTTTGAGCTCATGGACGTTGAGGACAAGAGCGAGGTCCAGAAACAGCGCCTGGCCAATGTCGTCGAGCGCATGAACGAGCTCATGCCCGAACTGAACCTTGAATACGAAAAAGAAACCGACCAGCTGAACCTGACTAAGGGCGCGATCGACGGTGTCATAGATGCCACCAGGGAGCGTCTGCGCGAAGCGGCCCGGTCGACCATTATCCAAAGTTACCTGGAGGCCGAGGAAGGCATCCTGGTTGATATTGCTGAGAAGTACCGCCAGCAGATGCAGCTGGAGGACTCCCTCCACAAGATCGAGGAGGCCCGGAACCAGGCACTCCTGACCGGTCTATCCGAGTACGAAATCAACATGCTGTCGATGTCCGAGGCCCAGCAAAAGGCTGCCGGGTTCAACATCGAGCTGACTGTGGCCCAAGAGGAGGCCATGAAGAGCCTGACCCAGACCGTCGAGGAACAAAAGGATGAGGTCGGGCGGTTCACCGAGATGTCGACCGAGGGCTGGGGGAGCGTCGGCGGTGCGGTCACAAACCTGACCACCGAGATCGGTCGCCTGGACACTGAACAGACTGACTTAAAAGACACCATGGAGGACCTGATCACCGAGGGTGAACGCGCTGCGGATGCCTTTGACATCATGTCCGAAAAGACCGGCGACTTGGGCGAAACCACCCAGGACACAGCCGACGACATCGAGGACGGCCAAGACCGGATAGCCAGCGCTGTCGAGGATAGCGCGGAGCGTCAAGAGATTGCACTTGAGGACCTGGAAAAAGCCTCCGAGAAGCACAAGAACTCGATGAACGGGTTCACCAAAGAGCGGTTCGATTACGAGAAGGGCACCACAGCCGAGTTCATGGCCATGTGGGAAGAAGAACTCACGGCCTTCCAGTCCTACCACGAAAATCTCCAGATCATAGCGTCCAAGGTCGGCCCAGACGTGGCCGAGGAGCTGGCCAAGCTGGGACCGGCGGCAGCGCCTTTGATTCAGCAGTTTGTGGACGGGTCCGATGAGGATCTGGCCAAACTGGCCGGGATCGTCCATGACCGGACCGAGGCGGCTGTCATCGCGGCTGGGTTGGAGCTTGGCAGGCTGGCAGACATCGGTGAGGGCGCGGGCAAGGACTTCATGGTGGGCCTGTCCAAGGGAATCCGAGACAACACCAAGACTGTCATCGACGCGGCCCGGACATCGGCCAACGTGATCAAGCAAGCGACCGAGTCAGGGCTGGGTATATCGTCCCCGTCCAAGGTCGGCATCGACATAGGCCGAAACTACGCCGAATCGACCGGCATCGGGATCGAGCGCGGCACAGACAAGCCCAAGCGGTCAGCGGCCGAACTGGCCCAGGCAATCATCGACAGCACAGAGCTGTCCAGCCTGGATCGTCTGGTGGCGTCGCCTGGCGGTGGTTATGGGCCTGTGACCGTGATCTCCCAGGGTGCAGCACAGCCAGGTCCGGTCCTGTCGCCGTCAGTCACGGTCAACATGTACGGGGCCGAGGCCAGCCCGGCGCATATGGCAAGAGAAGCGGAGATCATGCTGGAAAGGTTTACGCACAGCTAAGAGGAGGGATCTATGCAAGCGGTTAAATTTATCAATCCGCGGTATCAAGAGATCGAAATATCGCGGACCTCATACCCGTATGTATTTGAAAGCATCACGGGCATTGACGCGTCGGCCACCACCATCCGGGCCCGCTATCCGGCTGGCATGGACGGGGCCATGTTTGAGGGCTTGGCCCTGACCGAGCGGACACCACGGCTGACCCTGCACATCAAGGGCCGGTCACGGGAGCACCTCTACCAGGCCAAGCAGGAGCTGATCAACCGGCTGTCGTCGTCTTACAGCGCACGGGGCAGACAGGGCCAGTTGTGGTACGAAAACGACCACGGTAAATGGTGGATCCCGGCGGTGGTCCGGCAGGGCCCGGTCCAGATAGGAAAACGAATCGGCAACAACATGACGGTGCAGGTGGTTTTCTATTGCCCAGACGGCGACTGGCGCGCTGACCGGCCCATCCGTGCCCGCCAAGCCTTCATCGCGGGCGGCTTCAAGTTCCCGCTCGTCATCCCGCACGAGGATGAGCCCATGCCCGGCATCATGTTCGGGTCCAGGGGTTACAGGGCGTTAATTGACAACACCGGCGACAGACCGACACCGATTGAGATAACCATCACCGGCCCGGCGACCGAGCCGACGGTGACCAACGAAAAGACTGGCGAATACCTGGCCGTCATCCAGCCCCTGGCCGAGGGTGACAAGCTGACCATCAGTACCCAGAAGGGTGAGAAGCAGGCTTACATCACACACCCGGACGGGTCTGTGACCAACGCTATGGGCTGGATAGAGCCTGGGTCGGTGTGGTTTCAACTGGACCCCGGTGAGAACGAACTGAAATACACGTCCGGCGACGACACCACCACGGCGACATCGGTCATCACGGCCTGGCCCAGGTTGAGCGGGGTGTAGCCATGCAGACGCCAGAATTACGAGTGATCGACAAGGCCGTCAACCTGCTGGGGATCATCGACACCTACCCGAGCGGCCAGTTTGAGCGGGCGGCCTGGGAGGTCGGAAAAATGGAGCTGCACGTCGGTCTCTTTGACCAGGGCGCGGACGCCTTGCGGACCGGCAACATCGTCATGATCGACGAGCGTCGTGCCTGGGAGATCACCGGCATCCGCCAGTCCGAGGACCGCCAGAGCATGAGCGTGGTGGTCTACGGCCAGGAATTGAAAGGCATCCTCGGCCGTCGCCTGGTGGTGCCGGGAGTTAAGGACGACCAGCATCACTTTGGCTGGGACAGGGTACCAGGACCGTCAGACCCAGACGCACCCATGGAGACCATCATCAAGCATTACGTCAACACGCACGCCATCAACACGGCGGACCCGAAACGGGCCTTGCCTGGACTGGTACTTGCGCCTGACCTTGGCCGGGGCATGCTGACACGCTGGTCCGACCGGTTCAAACCCCTGACCGAGACCTTGAAGGACATCGGCGAGTTCAGCGGTATGGGCTATGAGGTGCGGGTGGACCTTGTGAATAAGCAGTTTGTCTTTGACGTGATCCCGGAGGTGGACCAGACACTTGGCACGGGCCATCCGGTGGTCTTGTCGGTTGGCTACGAGAACCTGGACAGCCTGACCTATCTACTGGACACCAGCCCGGACGTGTCTGTGGCTTACGCCGGCGGTGCAGGCGAGGACGAGGACCGCCTGATCCAGGCCGTGGGCAGGACACCAGAGGACGAGGCCCTGACCGGCTACGACAGGAAAGAGAGCTGGCTGGACTGCGGGTCCATCGACGAGGTGGATGACCTGATTTATGAGGCGCAGTACAAGCTGGCCCAGATGGCAAGGGTCGAGTCAGTGACCTGCGAGGCCCTGCCAAATGACAGCTTCGCTTATCTCACGGACTGGGACCTGGGATCGGTTGTCACGGTCATGTCAGACGCCCTGGGGATCATGCAAGCCCAGAAGGTCACAGCGGTTAAGGAAGTCTACGAGCGGGGGCGGGTGCAAGTATACCCGACCTTGGGTAAAAGGAGCAGGACCATCATTGACGAGATAAGGAAACAGGAGGTCATCAGATAATGGCTAAGGAAATTTCAGGCTTTTTTGACTCGGTCGGTGAGGACCGGCGCTACCAGGCGGACGAGTTCGCTTTGGGCCGTCGCGTGTTCCTGACTGACGGGATCAAGAACGGCGGCGACAACCTGCGTGTCACGGCACCAGGCACAGGCATGCTGGTCCAGGTCGACTACGGTGTCGGCATGATCCGGGGCTATCACTATCTGCTGATGGACGATGACTCGGGCAAGCTCATGCTGCAACTGGACGAGGCGGACGCACAGAAACGGTTTGACAGGGTGGTCCTGCGCCTCGACACGGGCCTGGACAAGCGCGAGATTTATGTGGACGTGGTCAAGGGCACGCCTGGCGTTACCCCGAACCCACCGGCCCTGGCCCGTGATGGGAACGTCTGGGAGCTGTCACTGGCCCTGATCGAGATAGGCCCGACGACCACGATCATCACAGAGACAGAGGTTGCAGACGAGCGGTACGACGCCGAGGTCTGCGGGCTGATTAACAGTTTGATTGCATTGGACGCCAGCGAGTTCCAGGCCCAAGCCCAGGCGATCATCGACGGGCTGTCGGGCATGGGCTACCTCCCGGCGAATGGCGGCACGCTTGGTGCCTACACGGAGAAACGGGTGGTCCTGTCCGGCACAAGCCCGGAAATCGACCTGGACGAGGGGAACGTGTTTGTGCAGACCCTGTCCGGGGCGACCGAGTACGAAATCACCGGGGCCGTGTCCGGGAAGGCGCATTCGTTCACTCTGCTTGTCACCCAGCCCTCAGCACCCGTGGCTGTGACATGGCCCAATTCGATCAAGTGGCCCGGTGGCGACGCTCCCGACATGGACGAGGCGGGCGTGTATGCGCTGACCTTTGTTTCGGTCGACGGTGGCACGGTCTGGCTCGGCATGAGCGGAGGAGGTGCGCATGTTAGCGGATAGGGTGCGGATGAGCGCTGGAAGGAAAGAGAACACTGGGCCTGGGCCAAATAGGCTAATAGCAGGAACCATGGAAGAGGGGTTTTTTGGTGAAGTATCTTCAGATGAATTAATAGATGGATATGCCCTAGCAAGTGAGTGCGGAATATCTCAAGGCACTAATCAGCACTCCACAGCAGGATGGCTTAAATTTGCATATAAAGGTGAAATACTTTTTGTAGCTAAAAAAACTATAAGACATTCGATTACTTGGGGCGCAATAAATACCGCTAAATGCGTGTATGGCGATAGCGGAGATAAGACGGTCGCCATAGGCGGCTTGACTTACAAAGTAAGGTTAATGAGGGCACTAGAACCAACAAATGACCCAAAAACGCCTGCTAGTAATGATAGCGGAACCGTAAATCATCATTCAGAATGGAATAGATTAATGTGTCAAATACACCAACGAGCCCTAGATAAGTCTTGGAATTATCCAGATAACATTGAAAATGATATAGGTATTCTAGAGCATAGTCTAGGGAATGGAACAAATGGAATGTACAATAATGCCGACTTAGGTGTAACAAGTGGCAATGGTGAATATTCATGGTGTCAAGAGTATGGGACAGAGACGTATTACAATATGTTCCGTGGTAGCGGTGTGTCGTACTCGTCCTGCTTCACTCGGTTCGTTGACGATAATCGCCTCGGTTGGCGTCCAGTCCTTGAATTAGTCAAATAGAGAGGTGTGAAAAATGATACAAGTAATAAACGGAGAAATAAAACAATACAGTCTACCAAAAACAGGCACCCTGTCCGACGGTCGCACAGTGTCGGGCTATCACCTGCTGGACGCTGACATCCTCAAGGCAGAAGGCTGGCTCCCACTGGTCGACGAACCGCCGGGGTATGACCCAGAGACGGAATACCTGGTGCATGACGGCTACGACATCCAGGCCGACAAGGAGGTCAGGCTGTACCGTGTCGAGCCTATCCCGGAGCCGGAGCCGGTGCCGGACTTGCACGAGCAGGTGCAAGAACTCCAAGCGATCATTGACGCACTGTTAGGGGAGGGCGAGCCATATGACGAATAAGGTCAACAAGGCGAGGGAACTAAGGCGACGCTACAAGGCGGCAGTCTTAGCGGCCCGCACGCTTATCCGGGTAGACGAGCTGACGGAAACCGAGCTAGCTGACATTGTGGACCTTTACGAAAGCTACCAGGTCGGCCGTGCCTATGCCAAAGACGATGTGTTCCGGTACGGCGGCAAGTTGTACCGGGTTATCTCTGCCCACACCTCACAGGCGGATTGGCCGCCAGACCAGACACCGGCCCTGTATTCCGCACTCATGCCCGAGGGCGTGATAGGCGAATGGGTGCAACCGCTGGGCCAGCATGACGCATACAACACGGGCGACAGGGTCATCCATAACAGCCAGGTCTGGGTGTCGAACATCGACGGCAACGTCTGGGAACCCGGCATCTACGGCTGGTCACTAGACGGCTAACCCTAAGCCACACAAACGTATGACACGCACCGGCTAAGGCCGGTTTTTTGATGGGAGGAAACAGGGCATGAACCTGCACCGACTAATCATGACGAACAGCGACTGTTACAAGCAGTCCGAGACAAGACCGCCCTGTGGGGTGCTCTGGCACAGCACGGCGGCGAACAACCGGCGCATAAGCCGGTATGTCCAGCCGGATGATGGGTTGCTGGGCTACAACAAGCACCAAAACCATTGGAACCAGCGCATGTACAACGCCGCCGGCAAGGTGGTTAACAAATCTGCGAGCGGCTTCATCGGCCTGTTGGGGGATGGCAAGACACTGGCCACCTATCAGACCCAGGAATGGGACAAGAACCCCTGGACGTCCGGGTCCGGCGTGAACGGCAATGCAAACAAGCTGGGCTATATCCAGTTCGAAATCTGCGAGGACGATCACTCCAGCCGTGACTGGG